GGTCATCAATAATAAACAAATCAGCCCCCCTTCCTGCTAATGCACCCCCAATACCTGCGGCGTAATACTCACCACCTTTATTTGTAAGCCATTTACCAGCAGAACGGCTGTCCGCTTTTAGTTCTGTGTCTGGGAATAGTTCTTTATATTCTTCGCCGTCAATTAAATCCCTAACTTTTCTACCAAAATTAACTGCAAGGTCAGCGGTGTGGGTTGCTTCTATAATTTTTAGTTTAGGGTTTTTACCTAATAAGTAGGCAGGAAACAAATGTGATGCAAACTCAGATTTAGTATGTCTAGGCGGCATATTGATAATTAAACGTTTTAATTTACCACTAGCAATATCATCAAAAGCTTTTGCCATTTTTACGTGATGGTCGCCGTTAATGAACTCAGACCATATAGATTTTACAAAATCCATAAAGGTACTTGTGGCTTTTTCTTGAAACTCTCGTTTTTCTAATTCTTCTAGTAAAACAGTAAACTCTTTAGCCTCTGCTTTATTCAAATACGCAAGGTCTATGTTTTTTAAAGCTTTTAGCTTATCAGCGTTAGATGTCATTTATTTCATTTGGTTTCTAGCAAGTTCTCTTATTAAGTCTTGTATCACATCTGGTGAAACGTTTTCAAACTCTGATAAATTATTTAAAGGGTCTAATGAAATATAGGTATCTCCCTCGCCCTTAAATCTTCTAGGTGGAAAACGCAAAGCATCGTAGCCTTCTTTTTGAAAGAAATCAGTTGTTTCTTTATTAATCGAAGACGGAGTTTTATTCACACTATCTTTTATATTGCCTCTAATTCTATCTATATCGAAATCCATTTGATTTTCGCCGCCTACACGACTTGGTCTACTTCGATACATTTCTCGGTTAGTTAATAACTGGTCTATATCAGACGGCATATTATCAACATCTAAAACTTTGTTAAATTTAGGCTGTAAAATTTTAAGACTTTTTTTACTAAACTCGGGCAATCTGGGGTCTAGTGCATCAGCGGCTAAATATGTGGGTTTATTAGATAACGAAGCTATTCCTCTTTCACCGCGAAACATAAACGGTGTTCCTGCTTCTTCGTTCCTGCGAATTTGTGTAGCTATTTCATCAACAGACATAGGCTTTCTTCCTGTTTTCTTTGTAGCGTCGGCTAATTCTTTTGTCGGTTGTTTTTTACCAAACTTTGTAGGGTCTTTTACAAAGCCTTCGTATTGTTCTTTTATTCTTAATTCTTCTGCTTCCGCTTTATTGATTTGGTCTAGTTCTTTCTTAAGAGAATTTTTAACACTTTCGTTACCTTTTAGTATTGGGTCTTCGTCAAAAGTTTTAAGCGTTTGTTGTATTTCTTTTCGCCTAGCTATTAAAAAAGGACTTAAAGCTAATTTTGCACCTCCTCCTCCGAGATAGTCTAAATACGATAAAGCTTCTCCAAATTTATCTCCTCTACGTTTAGCTAGTTCAGTGGATATTCCTGGAATAAACTCGGCTACTCCAGATACAAGGTTTTGAAGAGGGTCTTCGGTGTTTAAGGGCTGATTTATATAGTTATAAATCCTATCCATAAAAGATTGGTTAAATGGATTTATAGGTTCTATTGTGCCTGTAGGTTCAGCCATAAGCTAAGTATATGCGAACTGCGGGTTATTTGCAAAGCAAAAACTTAAAATAAAGTAAAGAAGAAAAGCTTATGAGTGGAGTTCTTGGTTCGTGGAAGGTTTTTCTTTAGACTTACGGTCTTTGAATATTCTATCGAAGTTAGCGTTGAACTTTTCGCGGTCCGTGGGTCTTTGTCTACTTCCCTTGCCGCCGTGCCATTGCCTATTGTTTTTCATCGTATTCTCTGTAATACTCAACGATAGATAAAATATCTTTTGTATATCTTTTTATTTCTGCCATGTTCATCGATAAATTTTCGTACTGAGGCGTAGTTAATGCATAATACGCAACCGCAGGAGCCTTACCTTCTTGTACTAACTTTAAATATTCTTCCATGATTTCTGGTGTGAGGACTTTCCATTCAACACCAACAGCTTGTATTTCCATGGGCAGCGGTGGGTGGTACATGGGTGCAGGTAACGCAATAGTATTCACTTCAACAGGTTTGGTTGGTAATAGCGAACAACTAGTTATAAAGAAGAATGAGCTTAGTAGAACTAAATGGAAGGGTTTATTCATTTGAGGGGGTTTCCTTCTGGACCGAAGTTAGGTCTACTAAGTCATCCATGACTTGTTTACTGCCTTTATTAACAATCTTTTCTATTAATCCTGGTTTGTTTAACGCAAGGTTATCTAAATCGTGCTTAGCAAATGTTTGTCTTAATTTATTGACTTCACGGAGAGCGTCTTGTTTTTGAGCTTCCAACTTTCCGAGGTCAGCGGACAGCTGTTCTTGTTTAGCTAAGTATTGTTTAATTGAATCATTTTGCTCGGTTATTTTACTTTCAAGGATTACTTGGTTGGCTTTAGACTGAGATAATTGGTCGAACAGGTACTTCGAACCTGCCAAAGAAGCTACCAATAGGGCTCCGAGAACCATGCTTATTTTATATCCCATCACAAAAGTATAATCGTAAAAATTTTTTTCGCAAAATTTTTTGACTAGGGACTTATTTGAAAACTACATGCAAAAGCGGATGCAAGTCCAGGGGCGGGCGGGTGGGACCCGCGAGCACGCGAAAAAGGGGGGTATGGGGGTTCGATTTCGAGAATAAGGGAGTGGAGTAGAGTCCGCGAACAGCAGAGCAAGGGAGAACTACAGGCAAAGAAAAGCCCACTGGAATCAGTGGGCTCAGAGGTCAGTCGAGATTACTCGACTGTGATGAACTCAGACTTGATTAGCCTGTTCTTGTAGAACTGCCATATCTTTGCTGGAGTCTGGACTGTGTTAAACTCAGCAACATTATCTAATGCAGAGTTAAGACCAGATGCGTCAGTCCCTATCAAGTCCTCAACAGTTAAGCTGTTATTATCAGCAGTAGCAAGTGCGGATATGATGCACTGTGCCTGATGAGGTAATTTATTAGCACCATCAACTTTGTTCAGAGTGATAGTAGAAGTCTTGTCAAATCTTCTACCATTACCTTGCACTTTAAATGAAGTGAAGTTATTAGTTGCTTTCTTTTCTATAGTTTTGTTTTTCATAGTATTTCTCCTTTCTTGAAAAACCGCCCAGCTTAATTGCTGAACTTACATATCATTATACTACTTTACTTTAAGAATACAACCATTTAGCGAAACTAATTTACTTTTATTTTATGCACTAATAATGGACTGATATCAATGAACAGTTGTAAAAGAACAACAGACGAAGAGACGAACAGAAGAAGAGAACAGTATATGGGTAGGGGAATGTAGTGAAGGTGTAGAGTAGAGTAGAGTGAATGATAGAGTAGAGTAGAGCGATTGGACTCAATCAATCTTTAGCTGAAAAGTCTCCGTCAATCACGTTAGACTCGCTTGCTCGCTTGTTGATTAGCTGTTCGAGTCGAGTGAGTATGTCGTCCTTAGACATCATGTCGATTTTCGCGGTTAGTATCTCGCGTCTATCAATGTAGAGCCCACCTGCCTTGCCTCGATGGACCTCTGCTGTGATGGCGGCGGATATCTGACCTTGTTCTTTTGCCTCCTCCCTTAGTTCGTGGAGCGTGGACAAATGATTCTCTAGAGAAACTGCGTCCTTCTCTGAGGCTGCGATTTCCAAGTCGATGAGGTAGTTTCGTACAACTGGGTTATGATTTAGTAAAACACTGCCCTGTGTCTTAGCACCCTTCCTGTCCTTCGTATACCCTGCTTTAATCGCTGCTTCTGTAGCTGTTTGACCCTTCAAATACTCTTTACAAAATAGTTTTTGTTTTGAGTTGAGTGGTTGCCATGTCTTACCCTTGTCATCGATGTATGCTTTACCATCTTCTGTTGGCATTAATGATGTATAAGTTAGTTGTTTCATCTTAGTTCCTCGACTTATCAAATGATATTACAATAATATTATATATTTATCATATTATATACTTTTTCTCATGCCCTCTAGGTATCTTACCACTCATTTGTAATATACTAATAGAAATCTATTACTTTTGCTATTACTAACAATCCTCTAACCAAGAGCCTTGTAGCTTGATTCTATTAGTATATTAGTGATATTAGTAGTTCTTACGATTTATTTTCAAAAACTTTTTTATTTTTCAGAATAACAATACACATAGAATAATAGACATAAAAAACCCCGCCGAAGCGAGGTCAAAGAACCCTTCATTTATAAGGAGCATTTATGGAGAAGAATTCTTTATTTGTTTTTCTTTATTGATTGCGTCATAAATACAACTAAGTTCATAATCTCGTTTAGCTTTAAGCTTATCTATTTTAGTTTCAAACTTCTCGTAGACCGAGTCGTATAGTTTATTTAATCGTAGCAGTTCTTCACTCATCATTCACCACCTTCGACTTCATCCACTCAGTCACAATAGCCATAGCCTCGCGTCTCGGAACATCGAAATGTTTTGTAAGTTCTGCGGGTGCTCCGAACATATTCATTTGTCCCGACTCTTGCATAAGGTCGAGCATAACAAAAAAGGGTAAATACTCTTTTTGTTTATCAGTGAGTTTAACATAATCTTCGTTTTTAGTCGGTACTTTCTCCATTGTTAACCCTCCATCGTTGCGATACGTGCAGGTATCACAACAGTCATATTACAATTATCACAACACCTGCCGTCTTGCACTGGTAAAGCATTGTTGCCACCTTCCCACACAACCTCACCGCTGTCATTTCTCAGCGGCTCGATATGACCTTCGCAAATACAACACTTGCGGTCATCTAATTTCGTCACATTATTCATAAATTTCTCCTTTCTTATTTATTACTAATTATATTATAGCTAAGAACAAGCTGACTATATACCAGCATACTTACCGCCCAATAGTCTTAGTATCATTAATAGTTATATACTGATATGCACCTTTATTGTAAGCAGGTGCACTCTGCTTTTTGCGAATCTCCGCTAACTCGTTGGCTGCGGCTTCCCCACATGCCAAGCAAGTCACATAACCTAAGGACAATCTGCCCTCAGGTATTGGTTCGTGACATAAATTACACTTAGAAGTCGGCATTTTCAAAATACTTATCTATAGTGAGATGTTGATAGTCGAACTCGTCAGGTTCTTCTCTGTTATCGAGTTTTTCAGCATTTTTTATAATATGCTGAATATTGTCAAAAGTGCTCCAGTCAGGCTTTAACGTATCGATTCTATTTTGGTCGAGCATAATAGCCAGTGGTGTAAAGGTATCACCCTCGACAGAATCACCTGTTGTCAGACCTAAAATTAATGCTGGACTGCCGTTATCGTAAGCAGTCGCTAAGACTAACCCATCAGGGTATTTCTTAATCAACTGCAACTTTTCGTATACTTTTTGAAGTGTAGGTTTACTCATATATTTCTCCTTTCTAATAGTTTGTTTAACGTACCTTTATATTATATAAAAGAACAAAACGAATGTACCCTAGTTATCGAAGTCGCCATCCTTTTTGAATAAGCCATTTTCGAGCTTACCACTACGGTCTTTTATCTCGTCCCATGCGGCGTCCATACACTCTTCTAGAGTCATATTACACTGGGCTGCTAATACTATCAAACATACTACGCAGTCCCCAATACCATCGCGTAATCCATCCATATCGTCGTAAAGTAGAGCTCTAGCAGTTTCGCCTACTTCTTCTAAAAATTTTATCATTTGTTTATCAGGTAATGGTAGAGGACCATTCTCGTTTATCAGTCCGCGTTTTTCTGCCCACTCTTCAACTCTACTAATAGAACCCCAACGTCCTCCAACACCTCGTTTAAATTCTTGAGTAGACGTTGCTCGTCCGTGGCTTATATGGTTTTGTTGATACCAGATAGTTTTTTCTGTTGCCATGTTTTTTCTCCTTTGACTTCTTTTATTTGAGCCATATAGTTATGTTTTTCAACTTTTTGTTTTATTTCATCTCCTGTTGGAAACGTATCAAATTCTAATACTATTGTCACTTTGTAAATAGACGACATATCCAACCTC